GACGTTGTGCCTTTAGGTTTAATCTCCAAATCACCCATTGTTGCATCTTCATCCTCTGAGAATTGCATATTCCACATGAACATGTTTTCTCCTAGAGGTCTAAGAAGATGATCATCTATATTCTTGATAACAGTTTTAATGCCTAAACCTGCTGATCCCATTAACATAGATAATCCTGCTGCAGTACGACCAGTACCAGTCACGCCAGTTTGACCATGAACAATACTAGGTATACCTGTTTCTTCGTCAGCAAGTTGCCTTGCTTTGTCATACATCTGGAGGTTTTCTACTGCTGTACTAGGAAACTTAATTCCTGTAATACCAGTACCAGGAGCTCCAGACTGTCTCCTAAATATTTTACCAGGATATATATCCATAGACTGACCTGGTACCATCATGTTTTCGTCTACTTCAAAAATTAAATTGCCAGCTAATGCTAAGTTGTCAATAGCCATACGAACATGACCATTCATTAATAGCTGTGCATCTTCCATATTTTCAGGAACACCTATACCGAAAAATCTGTAAGGGTTCTTTTCATATGGGAATACTTGATAAGGTAATCTTTCAGGTACAAATGGATTTAATACTACTCTTAATATTTCATTACCACATATCCAAGCGTTTACATGCACTTGATCTAAAGCTGAGGTATTTTTTGGTAAATCTAATTGTATTTCTTCTGCCATTTTAGCATCTAATACGCCCCAATATTCTAATACTTCAAATCTATCTTCATTGTAGATAGGATCATTATCTGCATATAAATCGTTTTCAAAATGCCTTTCTTCGTAATTTGTTCCCATAGTAAGACAAGATTCAATAGCATCTACATCAAAGAAAGGTCTATTTCTTAGAGCACGTAATTGTGATCTATTCATTCTATGTCTTTCTATGATATATTCTGCATCTTCTAGGCTTAATGCTGAAGGATCAGGATATAAATCCCAACAAGATACATGACTTAATCTAGGCACAATTTTTTCTTCTGGGTCGTAGAATCTACCTCCATCATCTGAAGACCATTTATGTATAGTCTTAGTATGATTAAATGGTCCTTTAACAATACCAGTACCTAGTAAGCATTGTTCAAAA